TGCCGAGGGCATGAGGTTCCCGCGTCCGCCATAGCCACCGAATTGCCCTGCGTAGTAATTGGCGGCCTGCCCTTCCTGGCCGAGGCCCTGCAACTGAGTTGCCCAACCCTGCCGCGTGGTGTCGGTGATGCCCGCCGGCGCAAAAGGTTCAGAACCCTGGTAGGGACGATTAAGTAATGCGCCTGCTGTGGGTCCGATACCGTAATTAGCCATAATCTTTCTCTGCTATGAAGTGGTAATACCAGGCTCAATCCATGCCGCCATAAGGGTTGGTGTTAGTGAACCACGTCTCCTGTCCGTCGCGACTCCCGTAGCCACCGAAACCACGCGGCGTAGAAACTGGATTTCCGCTCGCGTCATACCACTGACCTCTCGAATCGACGGAAACCGGTGGCCCAGGCGGTTGGTAAGCGGACAGTTGGGATGGGGAAGCGTTTACCTCTGGTGCTCCCATTACCGGCGTCGTGTTGCCCGTCAACCCCGGCTGTCCGGTCGTCGGGTCCAGATATAGGGGCTGAGGCCCCTGCGAACCGAAACCTAGAAGATTCGCTACACCCTGGCCGAATTGCCCGTTGTTCTGTCCCGGCATCTGCCCTTGCAGTTGCCCCAGAGACATGGGGTTATGCTGCCTCTCCGCGCCTGGCTGCCGACCTGCGCCCACTGCCTCATTCCAGCCCAACGCCTGCGGGTTGACCGCTGGCATAGAGGGATCCCACGCCTGGCCAAAGACGTAAGGATTCTGTTGGCCAGTCCAGACTTTTTGACCAACGTCTTTATTTGCTTCCAGAGATTGCTGATAATTCGCAGCGTTCTGATCGTTCGCATCGGCAACGGCGCCCGCCTGCTTTTGAGCCGACAGGTAAGAGCCTGCGGCGCCAATGGCGGCTGCGATTATTACAGGAGGAATGTTACACAGATTCCCACCGCCAGCCTCGTAACGCTCGCATTTTGTCGACCTAGTCTTTAGCTCAATCATCTTGTCTCCACTTTTTTTGATTACTCATAGTATCAACTAGACCTACGCCACACTGTGAGTATAAGCCAGGGCGGGCGGTTCTCATGTGCTTGGCTGCCGCCCGTCTCCGCTGTCTCCGCGCTGATGAAAAGGTTTTTCACGGTGGCATTAGGATCGGCACCCGTGACACTGCCTCCGTTCCCGTCGAAGTTTACAAGCTCACTCGCCGAGCCCGGCCCGTGCGTATGCGACGGCATCTGGATTTCCGTCAGCGTGATTTCCTTGTTGGTATCGCCACCAGTGACGCCTGTCGTGTAGGTCTCGCCGTCGAGACTTCCCGCACCGACAATAAAGCGCCCTTCGGAAGTCTGCGCCCAAGTGCCCGGCAGAAAAACGTTCGGGTTGGCCCCGGTGTAGGAGAAATAGACCGATCCCACTGGCCACTTGAAATTGTCCGCCGCCGCGATGCGGGCATCGATAGCCGCGTCCAAGCCAGTGATTACGGAGGCAGGATGTCCGTCAGTAGCGGTGTCAGTAAGCTCGCTGTGAAGCGTTGTTCCAGGTGGGCCGACCTCACCACTGCCGCCGCCGCCGCCCCCAAGGGGTAACAGATCCCAATCATCGGACAAGACGACTTCTTGGACCTCCATATCTATGGAGTACTGGTCCTCCGTCTCGACCCAGGCCCCGCCATCGATCCGGTAGCGTCCGGCAACGTTGGCGTCACCCAACCACCAATCGGTGTCCACTACAACGGTGATCGGCGTGGCGGCCACGGTCTCGAATGTGAAATCGATTACGCCGTCCGGCGCGCCCTGCGTCGCCGGTGCCACCGCCAGCGAGACATAGGTGCCGTTATCCACGGGTGGAGCCTGCAATGACCAGCGCATCCCCAGCGCGGCTACAACATCGCCTGCGGTCAGAGCCAGTAATTGCGCTTCTCGGTCCGTACTGCCGCTGTCGGTCTTGTGAACGTGAAGATTGCCCGAATCGCTGTTGGCTTGCTGAATGACTCCAGTGCCCGGCGTACCGGGATTCTGAGGCGTGTCGTAATCGTAGTTCGCCGTCCAAGTCGTCGGGCTCGGATCGGGCTCCTCCATCGCGACGTAGAGATCGAACGTCGTCCCGTTGTAGATGATGGTCGGATCAATCGGGATGGTCTGGATGCCCGTATTCTCGGCGGTGAACTGCGAGATAAGTTCATCAGGGATGGCGACACCGAGAGGATCTTTGACGGCGAACACACGGTAGCTGTTACCGGTGACGGTGTAGAGCCTGATCGCTGAAACCGTACCGTTCAGGGTCCAGGTATACCGCTGACCAACCGTCAGCTGCTTGGCAGTGAGCGTATCGGTGGGATTCGCACCGGTGTAGAGCGGACCCGGAACGCCGACATTCTGCGGGGCCAGGCGGTCAGTGGTGACTTTGTTGGCCAGGCCCGAATAACTGCCATCTATGGCAAAGTCGAACTCTTGATAGGTCCCCGGCACCCAATCGCCTACCCACGTAACCTTGCCGTGGGGGTTGTAAGCAGTCTCATGGTCGGATGTCCACTCCTCCAGCGCCCCGGCACGTATCGACACGCCGGACAGCGCCGTTTCCACCTGACGAAATTCCTCTTGTGCCTGCCTGCGCGGCTCTCCCTTAAGCGCCGGCAATTCCTTGTGGTGATATTCGTCCTGAGCAAAAGTCATTACCGGCGCCCCGCCTCCGAGTAAACAAGCGAAAGACCACCAAGACGCCACGAAGCATCTTGCTGTGAGATGACACGAAAAGCCGTGGGCTGCCCGGTAACCCGAACGTTAAGCTTGCGGTCTATACCTACCCGAAAGTCTTGTTGGGCTGTCCAGTGCACGGTCTGGCCTGGAGTCCATGCCGCGCCGATCTGGATCTGGACCGTGGCGTCGCCCTCCATCTCCGGGAAAATCTGCTTGACGGTGACTTTCTGCGGCATGTCGGCCAGCAGGAAGCCCTGACGCTCAGCCGTGCAATACTTCGGGTTTCCTAGATGGTCTGTGTTTGATTTATCTGTCTGAAATATGGAATTCGTGGTAGCCAGGGTTAGCCCGCGCTCTGACGGGTTGTAGAAGGACGCCCCCCAGGAATCGCTCCAGGTCTCCCAAGTGATGCCATCGTTGTGAAGCTCTTGCCACGTCCGTCCTACACTTTCGTCAGTCGAGAGATGGCCCATACACATAGAGACGAGGGCAGGGTACTTTTTCGGAGTCCAGCTATTGTCCCGCAAGTTGAAAACAAGCACGGTATCAAAAGTAGTGCTACCTGCCGGTACAACGCCCACCCATATCTGCTCGCGATCAGGATGTGGAGCGACGGCGGTCATGTCTCGGCTGTCGTTATCGATGGCAACCGCCAGCCGCTCCTTTATGCGCCGATCCGTTATAGACTGCGTCGTCTGCCCGTCGAATACCCGGATGTCGCCGGCATCGGCAAAAAAATGAACATCACCCAGCCGAGCTACTCCGCGCCATGAATCACAGCCGTGATCAGAAATCAGCCGCTCGAAACCCATCACAAGATTGTCATTGCGCAAATACATCCTGTAAACAGAGTCGGCCTTGTAGATAATCAAATCGTTGTGCCACAACTCCGCAACGGTCAACACGCCAGATGTGTCGCGGAGCTGCACAGACCCAGCCAGCGTGGTGGGGTCGGCGAAGTCCCACGATTGCGGAACCTCTCCCTCGGCTGCGGCGTCAGACCAAGCTACGCGAAATTGCGGGCCGACGATTGTGCCATCGTCGAATTCCAGGGCCACCAGGAAGTTGCCGTAGGCAATCACTTGAGAGGCGATCCATCCGTTGTAATCCCATCCGGGAAGAGGTTTCATTCGCCCAGCCTCTCCAGGCCAGTAGGACGGCGAGCCCTGTGACGGCGTCACTACCAAGATCCCCAAAAACGTCGTATACGTCACCCTGCCAGCAAAGGGCAGCGGGCTATCAGTGGCCTCGTTAAGATCGCCCCATGTAGTGCCGGCAGACTCCAGGCCTGACCAAAGCGTGCCCTCGTCATGAAAGTCTTGCCAAGTCTCACCAGTGCCAGCTAGTGCCGTTGGTGTAATGTCTTGCCAGCCTCCACCATCGGAGGCGAACACACCAACGCCGTCCGAAATGATGAGCCAGGAAGAAACAAGGCCCTCGAACCGATACGTGTAGAGCGGTTCGCAAGGCGGAGAATCTTCAACGATGGTCTCGCCCCAGGCGGAACGAATGTCTCCGGACTCCGTGTCAATGTTGGACATTGCCGACCACTCCCCCACCTGTAGGAGAGTCGGCTGTACGTCGACGTTGAGCGCCGAACTACCGAAGTCTTCAATACGTACTAGGGGCATAGCTGACTAATCGTATCGCAAATCGAAGTGGTTAAAGCACCACCATTATCTCCCTCGACAGTCGAATGTTCCGTCTGCTCGTTGGTGAACCACCGTTGAGTCGTCATAGCGCTGCGCCGGTCAGTTGCGCGGTAACAATGACGATGGTCACCCGTAACCAAGTCCTGCATCCAAACCTGATCTACAGCAGGATCGGCAGCTTCGGACACACTACGCTGGACCAAAAGCAATGTGGGATTCTGCTCGTCTCCAGGGTAGATACCGGTTCCCCACGCAAAAGGGGCGTTCTGAATAGAAATTCGTGTCGTTTCGATGACGTACGTATTGTACGGCACCACATCTTTGCCGAGATTCCACCAAGCATCTGAAAAATCTAATGCTGCAGCAGGTAGCGTGTTATGGAAACTTGCCTGCTCAAGTGCTACTAACCGCTCCTCAATAGTCTTATCGGCGGCGGCATCCTTAAGGGCATTCAATTCCTCAGCCGAGACAATAACCACGGATTCGCCGATGGAGGCGAACTGCGTGGTTAGAGCCCGCTGGATCTCCATCAACCACTCATTGCCAAAGCCTGCATTCACCGATTTCAGTGGCCTGCCGCTGTCCATCTGTGGGATAGATGTCATTGTGGGCGGTGAGCTCATAAGCTGCTCCTAATATTCAGGAAAAACTGGGTTGTCGCTTTCATTTGGACCCTTTTCGCTCGTGCTTAGGCTTCCAGCCCTTGTTCCTCATCGATCCGTATACATAAGCCCCCGCACGAGCCGGTGAGAAGCCCTTTTTCTTGGCCTCCCGCCTAAGTCTTTGTTCCATCTTCTTAGGCATCATCGCCTCCGTATGGGCGCGCTGCGTGCGACAGAAGCTTCTGCGTCCTGAAGACGCAAAGCCGCCACAATCCCAGCGAAAGCATTTTCGTAGCGAGACATTTCTTGCTCAGCCTCTTTCGAGAAGCGAGCCGCCTCGCACAAACCGGCGTACAAATACAAGTCCGGAGCTTCGTCCAGCAACCAATTTGTGTTTAAGGTTGCCAATGGCGTAGTGCGAGAGTAATACTTGAGGACGAAATCGCCGATGTCAGGGCTGAAGATTAGCGTTCGCCCGTCAATCGCCCAAATGTTGGTGTTCGAGCAACTGGAGGTTGAATTCTGCGCCGCAACCACCTCAGCCGCAGGACGAAATGCGTACTTGGCGCCGCTCAAAACAGTAATGCGGTCTACTTCCACGCAATCCGACGGCCACCGGTAGAAACCCGTGCCGCCGTCGACAGACAGAGACTTAAGGTTGCCGGCCAGGTGTACGGCTCGACCAATGCGCGCTTCACCAAGCTCCACAATCAGCGCAATATTCGCCTCTATATCAGCTTCTCCTTCGAGGTCGGGGAAGTCGATGATTGCCTTTTTTAGCGTGACGTAGTCCAACATAACCCCCTGATCATTGGCGCACCGCCTAGAAGTGCGCCGGCATGGTTAATTTCCTGCGGCCATCGGCTCTACCGGCTGCGGCGGAAGATAGGCTTCCGCCTGGTCCAGCCTTGCGATGATGCGCTCCAGCCTGGCGCAGTAGTCCTCATGCTTCAAGCAATCCGCCCGTGCTAACCGAGCTTCCATAAACACCCTGGCGTCGGTAAAGCTCTCCTCTACCTTAACCTGCTCCTCTTCGGAGAGCAAAGACGCACACCCGGCTGCGACGCCCAGGCAGAGGGTTATGGTTACTGCCTTTGAAAGATAAGCCTGTGTCATTTTACTCTTACTCCGCTCGCTTTACGTTGATTGAGCCGACTAGTCAACGTGCGGGCTGCTTTTTTTACTGCCCGAGCGTTAGTTGCCGTCGACGTTCTCTTCGGACCCGTATGGGGTCTTCTTTTGCTGCCTTTCATTCGTGCCTCGCGCTGCTGTAATACTCTGGTAAGCTACCGAGTGCTTCCAGGCGTTGTACGTCTTTGATGGCTGTGAGGGCCTTCGATCCGTGCGTGGTGTACCACTGTTCCCAACTGTGATTTCGGGTCTCACACTCATATGAATATCGCC